TCACCAATAACTAATGTATAAGTAACATTTCCTGTACCAGAAGCGACTCCATTTCCAGTCCACGCATCAACTTGATAGTTCGCTGAAGGTGTTGCGGTGAATGTGACTGTTTTTCCAGGGTAAACTTTATCACCTGTAGAGATAGCGTCTTCACCAACAGCAGCAGCAATTGTTCCGTTTTCACCAGTTACAGAAAATGTAACAGGATAACCTACGAAAGCGTCGTGGAAAGTAATTCTAGGTAATGCACTAATAGCGTTCGCATCGGGAGCTGCAGGCAAAGCACCTGCCTTGATGTCTCCAGCAATAATAATTGCAATATTTTGCTCATTGTCTGTCAAGTCATAATCTTGAAGAACAACTCCCTGAGCGGATGCGTCGTTAGATGGATAAATCGTACCTTCTTTTAAGATACGACGGCCATTAACGAGAGCCGTTTGGCCTGGAACGCTAGCAGTAGCTTGAGGCACTGTAACTCCCTTAGCATGCCATGTATCAGCGAACATCAAGATTTTTGAAGTGCCTTTACTAAAAGTCGTGTTTACTGGTTGCATTTTTTACATCTCCATTTTTTGATAATTATTTTTTGATTCCACGTTCTTTTTCCCATTCTTCAAGGAAAAGTTCGCCAATAGCGGTTTTTGATTCCCCACCATCATCGTCATCATGGTTAGGATTACCTCCGTTTGCTGGAGGTTTTCCAGACGGACTAAATTTTTCAGCTTTTTGGAAAAGGAATGCTTTCTCCTTTTTAATTGTGTCAAGTTGCTCTTTAAATCCACCTACGATTTTACCATTTTCATCCACGGAGACCTTGTCAATATCTACCATTCCAATAACGAGATCGACATCGTGTGGCTTTCCTAAAGAATCTGAAATTAAAGAAGATCGAATCGCATTATTTTTTCTTTCAATCAATAATGCTTTTTCAAATTCAGCAGATTTAACTTTGTTTTCATTTTCCAACTCTTCGATCTTTTTTTGCAGATCTTCGTGTGAACCCTTAAATTTTTTTAGTTCAGTGATCTGACTTTCTCTTTCGGAAATTTGTTTTTTTAAAGACAATGTCTCATTATTAAATGAATTTTTAACTTCATCTATTTCTTTTAAAGAAGCAGAAGAAACTTTTAAAGCTAATTCTTTTGATAATCCTAATTCAATTAGTTCTTGTTCCGTCATTAATTCTTTACTCCTAAAAAGTCTGTGTGTGTTAATTAAAAATATAACAGATTTTTTTTAATAAGTTAGCTACTAAAAAAAATATATCGCTTTTCTTAAGTCTTGCCGTCACTACTTTAATCTAGTTGCATCTTTATTTTGTATCTAGTTAAAAGTAAAAGTTGGCCTCCTGATAAAATCTTTTATTTTTTATCTACATTAATAAATAATGGCAAAAAAGGGAAGACCGACTAAATTCTCTAAAAAAGAGATAAAAAAAATAGAAGAGTGGGCCAAAAATAAATATTCAGACAAAGAAATTGCTGAAAGGCTCGGTGTCTCATCTCGTACTTTTTCAGATTATAAAAAAAAATTCCCTGAGCTAAAAAGAATACTTGATGAAGCAAGAAGACCATTAATTGATGAAGCAGAGGGAAGCCTTTTAAAGCTAGTACAAGGTTTTTCTAGTGAAGATGAAATTAAAGTTTTCGATAAAAATGGAATATTAGTCTCTACAACTATAATTAAAAAAAAACACCCTCCACAGAGTAGAGCAATAGAAATGTTCTTAAAAAGATATGACCCAAATTTTCATGAAACTATTATAGAAAAAAGAAAATTTGATTTAGAAAAAAGCAAAGATGAACATAAAAAGTTTATGGATAGAATTAAAATCTTGATGGAATAAAAAATGGACAATAAGATGGATAAAATTTCATGGTCAAAAGAAGTATCAGAAGATGCTTTATATCAATCTTATTTAGATAACGCTCATTTATTAAGTATATCAAAGAAAAACTATGAAGACTTTATAGAATCACTGTCTACTGAAGATGATCTATCGATTCGTCATGTGATAGAACAAAAAGCATATTCCAGATATGTGTCTATACGCTCTCAATTAATCTCGGAGCGAATTAAAATAATTGAATCACTTAACAGATTAAATGGAATTAATGTCGATAATCAGATGACAGAGATGCCTTCTTTCTATGGAGAGGAGGATCTAGAAGAATGATAAACATAAGTAAGATCATTGGAAAAGGTTATAAATCTTTTTGGAACTCTAAAAAACGTTATGTCGTTATAAAGGGATCACGTGGTTCAAAAAAATCGACAACGACTTCGATTAGATTGATTTATAATCTAATGAAATATGCGACTAAAGGATTATATCCTTCGGTTCTTGTGATAAGACGCTATGGAGTTACAAATAAAGACTCAACGTTTGCACAATTACAATGGGCGATAGATAAGCTTCAGGTATCTCATCTTTTTAAATGCACTACAAGCCCTATGCAAATGGTATATAAACCGACTGGTCAAAAAATACTTTTCCGAGGCCTTGATGAACCACAAAAAATAACTTCAATCACTGTAAAAAAAGGGAATATTTGCTGGGTTTGGTTTGAAGAAGCGTACCAAATTGAGAACGAGTCAGACTTTGATAAGATTGATCTTTCCATTCGAGGAATTATTCCTGACGGGCTCTACAAGCAAATAATCCTCACGCTTAATCCGTGGAATGATGGCCATTGGATAAAAGCACGATTCTTTGACAAGCAAGACGATGATGTTTTGGCAATCACCAGAAATTACGATTGTAATGAATTTCTGGGATTAGATGACATTGCCGTATTTGAAAAGATGAAGAAAACTAATCCAAAACGCTACGAAGTTGAAGGATTAGGAAATTGGGGTCATTCTGAAGGTCTCATATACAACAACTGGAAAGTAAAAGACTTTGATATAGATGCTTTGCTTAGAAAGCGTAATGAAGACTATGGACCTTATTACAGGCGTATAAATGGGCTCGATTTCGGTTACAATGACCCGACCGCATTTGTTGCAATGTTAGCTGATGAAAGAAAATATAAGATATACATCTACGATGATTTTTCGAAGTCAGGAATGGGAAATAAAAAAATTAGGGACGAAATTTCATGTCGCGGTTTTGCAAGTGAAACCATCTATGCGGATAATGAGCCTAGAACGATTTCAGAGCTTAAGTTATTAGGTATTTCTGGAATTGTTGGTGTTGGAGAGAAGAATGTAGTCCCAGACATTCGAAAATTACAAGATTATGAGTTCATTATTCACCCTAGATGCGAAGAGACTCAAAAAGCATTAATCAATTATTCTTGGAAAACTGATAAAAATGGAAAATCAACAGAGACTCCAGTTCATGAATTTTCACATATACCAGATGCGATTAGATACGGTGCTTGCAAGTTGCAGCATCGTGGTTTTAGCTTTTAACAATTAACGGAGATAAATAATATGGAAGTAGATACCTTACAACAATTTAATGCGAATCACATCGCGATCAAGCCAGTCCTTGAAACTACGGAAGGTAGCCCAACAAAGGTGTTTCTGACGAATCAAATATCGAAATGGAGGCGTAGTGATCAACTTAAAACGATGATAGACGGTGATCGTTATTACAGAAATAAAACTGATATCAATCTTAAAAAGAGGATTTACGTTAACCGCTTTGGTAAAGAATGTGAATCAAAGCACCTTTCAAATACAAAGTTATCACATGATTATTTTCGTTCTTTAGTAAATCAGAAGGTTGACTTCTTTCTTTCTAAACAGTTTTCAATAACCTGTGAGAATGAGGAATTTGCAAATATTTTAAATTCCACGTTTGTAAACGACGATTTTCTTTCAAAATTAAATACCGTTGCGGTACATGCAATTTCTCGTGGTATCTCATGGCTACAGGCTTACTATGACATAGATGGCTCTCTTAAATTCAAAAGAATACCAAGCGAACAAGTCATCGCATTTTGGCAAGATGACGATCATACAGTTTTAGAGGCTGTGATTAGAGTTTATAAAGATCGAGTTCTGCTCTCTGCAGGAGGCTCTAAAATAGTAGAGCATGTAGAATACTACACCTCCGATGGCGTCTGGAAATGCGAACTTTCAGAGAAGGGAGACCTCGTTGAGGTGAGTTCGGCTCCTGCTATTGACGGCCATTTTGTAAATGGATCTGAAAAGAAACCTTTTTCATGGGGTCGTGTACCATTTATTCCGTTTAAGTATTCATCAGATGAATACGCTCTTATAGAGAGCGTCAAATCAATCATTGACGATTATAACGAGATCGACTCTGATTTTTCAGACAATCTAAAAGATATAAAACAAGGGCTTAAAATAATTAAAGGCTACAGCGGAAGCCCAGAAGAAAAAAACGACTGGGAAGAGAGAATGAATAAGCACCGACTAGTTTTTGTTGATGCTGACGGAAAAGTCGAAAATCTAGAAAATAAAGTTGAAGCAGAACCATTCACAAAGAGGCTTGACCTACACGATAAAGCAATTTATAAGGAATCTAAGGGCGTAAATAATTACGGTGAGGATTTTGGTGACGCATCAGGTAAAGCTCTGCTTACGAGATATCAACCACTACAAAATGACTGTGAAAAAATCGCATCACTATTTGCTAAAGCAATAAAAGAACTTGCCTGGTTCATAAAAGTGGATCTCATTAATCGTACTAAGGCCAATTTTATGGATGTTGATTTCCAAATCGTCTGGAACATGGACATGACAGCAGATGAAGGTAGTATCATCGATAATCTTGTAAAATCAGAAGGGATGGTATCTAAGAAAACATTGCTTTCAAATCATCCTTACGTCAAAGACGTACAAAAGGAAATCGACCAAATTAAACTTGAAAAGACCGAAGACGATGCCGAATACTCCTCCAGTCAATTTGATTTCTCTTCTGATGAGGATGATGATAATGATGATGATGATGATGAGGAATAAAATTTATGGCTAAGTCAAATAAATACTGGCATGATCGGGCAAAGATACTCGTAGAAGCTGGAGAAAAGGAATATGCTGAAGTTATTCAACAAACTACTTCAGCTTGGCGAAGTGCTGCATCATCAATTAAGAAGGAATTGAATGCCTTTTATGGTAAATACGCTAAAGACAATAAAATATCGATAGATGAGGTCAGAAGAAGGCTTAATCCAAAAGAATTAAGATCATTCCGTGAGCAGCACACTTTATATCTTGAAGAGATAAAGAGACTTGGGCCTAAAGCTTTTACTGCAGATTATGAAAATTATATTAAAGATCTATCAGCCAAAGCTGCAGTAACAAGGATGAATGAATTATCGGCAAATCTTCGGTATCAGTATGAGAAAATGGCATGTATAGAGAATGATCTACTAGGGAAGTCCCTGTCAAAAAGCTATGAAAGTGGATATTACGAGTCGATGTATGGGCTTCAAAAGGGAATCGGGACCAGTTTCAAATTCTCACAACTAGACACCAGGGCAGTCAACAAAGCCGTTAGTCAAAAGTGGCTTAGCGAAAACTACTCTTCAAGAATATGGAATAATAAAGCAAAGCAACTGCCCATTCTTGAGCGAGAAATACAGCAGGGCATAGCGAGAGGTCTATCTTCAACCCAGATAGGCAAAAGCATTGAGTTGCGATGTGGTGTATCTGCAAGCTCCGCTAAACGCCTTGCGGTAACTGAGACATCTTACATCCGAGAGCAAGCTAATAATGATGCTTACGAAGAGGCTGGAATCGAGTCTTACGAGTTTGACGCTACTCTAGATTCAAGAACGAGTGAAATATGCAGTAGCTTAGATAGAATGACTTTCAAGCTGAAAGACAAGATTATAGGCGTTAATTCCCCTCCGATGCATCCCTGGTGCAGATCAACAACGCTACCCCATTTTGACGATATTGTAGAGGATGGCGTATTTAGAGCAGGCCGAGGTCTAGATGGAAAGACAATCATGCTCGAACCTGCTATAAAGTACGAAGATTGGATAAAAGCCTATGCCCCCGACTATAAACCGACAAAAAAAGCGGCAAAAGTATTTGTTGAACTTGAAAAAGCGGAAAATCATGAAATTTAAATAAAAAACGTCGAACACCCGAACGATCGTTTACACCCAAGCCTCCCAGCTACAACTGGGGGGCTTTTTATATTGTAAGCTTCCCTATAATTAAGACTGTTCAAGTACTTGATTTTTTAGGCCTACCCCCTTTTTTCCCATTCTCTATACTCGCTTTTTTTTTCTTTTTGCTGGTCAAGCCTTTTGTCTTAGAGCTCACGAATTGCCCCCAAATGATCTTTATTTCATCATCTGTAAGAGTTTTTTTGCAGTGTGGACATTTGATTTTTTTTGTCATATCACGCATTCAAAACCTCATGTTTTTTATGTTATCAATATCGTTTTTTATTGATTTTACAGCATCGTTATGTGCTATTTAAAAGACCGAGACCTGGCATCCCTATCCTCTTTCTCTTTTTTACTAATCTGAATAAATTTTCTCTTTTCGAATCTATCAAGAGCCTTCAAATCTCCATCTTTTGCCATCTCAAAAAGTTTACAGTCAAGCACAAAATCGGCTCTATCAATCCCTTTTTGATAGTTTTTTGAAACCTCGCTTTCTTTGTTATTAAAATCAACTTTAAATTCAGCCTCGTTATCAATGTCTAAAACATTTAAAATTTTAGACAATGGATAACCCAATGTCCCACATTGCATTATCTTTTTTAAAAAATCATCAGTGTATTTCATATCTTATAAATTTAAAAAGTCTTCATTAATTTCATTGCCAGACAAGTAAACTCCATTATTGTGTTTTGCCAAATCATTTTTTATATAAAATGGCAATTTGCTTTCTCTACAAATTTTAACTGATTCAAAAATAAACTTAGCCCAATCTATTTTTTTATCAAGCCCTTTATAGTTGTTCAGTTTTCCAATTCTTACATGGCTTATAAATTTTGCAACATTTGACAAACAATTTAATGATTGCTCTGGAATAACGACAGGTTCAAATGATGCCCAGGTAATTATACCAAGTTCTGAGAATTTACGTAATGCTTCAATTCGTGATTTTGGAATAGATGCTCCAGGTTCCCATTCTTTTGAATCAAATTCATTATCAAATGTTAGTGTAGAACCTATTTTTATTCTATTCCCAAAACTTTTGATAACGTCAATATCTTTTAATGCCTTTTCCGGGTTCTTCGTGAGAATTGCGACTTTATGATTGTACCTATTTAATATCTCAAGAACTTTGCTTGTTTCCCCATTTTCAGTATTACAATAAGGGTCCCCTGTAAATGAGAGCAATATCTGTTTTTCGCATCCCTGCATCTTTTTTGCTGATTGTTCGAGTTTTTGAAAATCAGTCGGGGAAATAACTGATTCGTGATTGTAGTTTGAATTGAATCGCCTCATCATATTTGGAACGTAACAATATTTGCAACCGTGGTCGCATCCTTTAAAATAATTCAGTGCCAATGGGCTGTATTCTCTCGCCCTGCCTGCTGGTTCGTAAATGTTCATAATTTTATTGCCTTTAAATTGTAATTTTTCTCCATTCTGTTTATTATTCTTTGACAGTTTTCAGGGGTTAGTTCTGTCATATAACATTGTCTATTTAATTGCTCGCAAGTTGCCATTGTAGAACCACTACCTCCAAACAAATCAAGGCATATAGAAGATTCTTCTGAATAATGATTTATAAAATTTGAAATAAAATTTATGGGCTTTTGATGTTTGTGCCCATAATTTTCTTCTTTATTTCTAAATCGATATTCAAGTTTCAAAATTGAAGAAAACCCATCATACAGGTTTTGATGTTTTATTGGCTTTCCATTTTCTTCATGCGAAATTAAAATATGTCTTAGATATGGGTCGTTCCCTCTTGGAGAGGAAAACTGAAAGTCAGCAACAAAAAAACGCTTAAAATTCAACTTACTTTGTCTTAAATAATTAATGATACCTTTATCATCGTGCATTACAAAAACATGAGCGTTTTCAGTGAACATCATCAAATTTACTGCATAATCTTCCTTTTCTAAATCATAGGGAGGGTCTGTAAATGCAATGCCGGCTTTTTGAGTACCCATTAATTTAACTATATCATCTGATATAAAAGCATTTCCACACAATAATCTATGCCTCCCAATTTGAAACAAGTCTCCATAAACTATATCAGTTTTTATTTCAACCTCTGATTCATCAAAATTGTCATCTTCAACCAAAGATTTATTTTGAATTTCTTTTTTTTCTTTAAATTTGTTAAATGATTTCTCAAACAAATCGCTTGTGTTAAATTCAATTTTTCCAATATCAAAACCAATATCAGCAAAATCAATATCTCCAAAATCTGACATTATAATATCAAAATCAAATTCACCAGCGTGTGAGTTGCTTATTAAATTGTATTCCTTCACCTCTTTTTGTGTCAGTTTCCGATTAGGAACTCTCACATCAATAAGTTCATCTCCACGTCCAGCAATAACTAATGCTTTTACTCTTTGATTTCCACCAATAATTTTCATATCAGTGTTTACTGCCGGAATTTCTACTAAATTGAATTTTTCAAGGCTTTCAATTAGTTTTTTCTTTTTTTCTTCGCTGATTTTACGTGGATTAAATTCAAGTTCAATCAAATCAGCTACTTTAATCTTTTTAGTTGTCCATTCAAGTTTCTTCATAGTTGTCCATTCAAGTTTCTTCATAAAACGATAAAAAACGTTATTTTTTCATTTTGCTCTCTCCTTTTTTTCTGTTTTTCAGATATGTTAGATTATTCTTATCCCCGCTTTTCGTGCTAGCGTGAAAAAGAATTCTTTTACGATTTCAATTGTTTCGAAATCTGTATATTGAAAATTCAAATCGCCACAAATCCCTTCTTTATAACCGCAGTCGCTCGAATCGATTACTTTCTTGAAGCCGTTTCCGTCTTCGCGCTGAATTAGACAAACTTGAAACACTGTTTTATCTAAATCAGTGTTTTGCATGAATACAAAACCATCTTCTAGATCATAATCAATTGTGTATAAATTATTTGTATTAGTCATGATGTCTTCTCCGTGTGTGTTAAGCTGCTTCGTTGCTGCTCATGATATAAATATAACCTAACTATTTAGGATGGTCAAGTACTTTTTTATAAAAGATTAATTTTTTTTTAGGTAGATGAAGAAAATGAAGAAAATAGCTCTAAAGCAGATAATTAAAAAAGCCTCCATTTTTTTGGAGGTTATTTGATAGCTAATTCTTTTCAATTGCCAAAAGTCCAACATTTCTTTTTTCAAACTCATAGATAATAATCCTGTAAATATCATGAATTCATGAAAAAAAATATTTCATTTTTAACTATCCGTTTGTTTATTTATCTTTTTTATTCAACATCGTGAAAACCGAAATAAGGGCATTTTAAGGGCGTTTTTTGTTTATGGATAGTTTTTTATGCGTAAATTCGAAAACTGTCTAAAACAGGCCTTAAAATAGAAAATAAAGGCTTTTAGAGTA